GATCTTTAAACTCAGATGAGAACACGCACTCGGACAGTTGTTTCCAAATGGTACGGTCCATGGCCTTCTAAGGGTTATACTCTTAGAACCTTGTACTGTAACGGAAATCCTCCTGCCTCTACTAGCTATACTTGGCCTGTCGAGAATCAATACCCTCTTCAATATTTTGAGGAGCGTATGACCGATTCGCTTGGTAAAGCTACGTCGCATGGGGTTGTTCATCGTCGCAAGACAATCGGTATTACCGAAGTGGCTTGGGATTATGATCTTCCTAATGCTGTAGGCTCGAATTATGATAGTACGAGCCCAGAGTTCCTCTATCGTAATGGTACTTATTATACACGACAAGCCGTAGAAAGTATTAATCTATGGAATGTCGGGCATGATAGTACGTATCCGCCAGATTGGAACATCGGTTCATTGACTGTAGACGAAGATGTCATTAAAAATGACCTTCTTGAGAAAGCTCGTCAGCTTAAAGCTGACGTTCTTCTCAATCTTGTGGAAGCAAATCAGGCTTGGCCTGCCGTACGTGATTTGGCTACCAGCTTGCCTAATATGGCAAGGAACTGGAAGTCGTTACGTAAGGTAATCAAGACTGCTTCTGGGGCGTACCTTGCTTGGAAGTTTGGCGTTTCGCCAATCCTTTCAGACATTGGTTCGGTCAAGAAGTTTCTTCCTCAGATTCCGGCTGCATTCAAGAAACATAGCAACCAGCAAATGATCCGCGTTAGCAGATCATATCGTTTGCCTTGTTCTTACTATCGTCCTAACTTCGTGTATGGTACCATTGGTGGTAACCCTACTGCGGAGAGGAGATGGCAAGGACTTGCACTCGAAGTGCCTACGGTTCGTTATGTTCTGACTGTTAAACCGAATACGCCGCCATATACAAGTGACCTTTTTAGGGCCTTGGATTTTGCGATGTCTAGGTTTGCGAGTTCACCGGCTAGTCTTCTATGGGAGAAAATTCCATTCTCCTTCGTAGCGGATTGGTTCGTTGACTTGCGTGGGGTATGTCGTTTGATCGACAAATGCGTTGGTTTCGAGCCATTCACTATTGTGAATTTCTCGAGGTCCTTCTCATATACCCTGACCACTCAGACGTTTTGGATAGCCCGTTCCGTTTGTAGCGGAGCGGATCTAGTCAATACGCTGGCTGGCTCAATTGAGCATAAGCACTACGAGCGTCGCCTGGTGCCTCCAGAAGCCTATTGGCCTTCATGGAAGCCCCGTTTCGGAAAGAATCAGGCTGGCATCTCTGCCGCCCTGATCGGTCAGAAGCTTGGCTTACTGACCGCGAAACGTTAGTGATCTCACTTATTTTTAAGTGAGAATTGTTAGAACATAAAGTCATACTATGAATGCCGATCTGACGTTTAACTCGATTGCTTTCAAGAAGTCTTACGACCTCGCGGAAGAATCACTACGTCGTTCAACCACCAGGGGTATTAATACTCCTGATGATTTGATCATACGCAGTCAGTCTTACACTGATTCCGCAACGAAAGTTGCAGGGCAGCGTTTCACTGGCCGTGTCGATGCTTCGTACATCAGTTCCGAAGGGCAGAAATATGTTGTTTCTGCTTACTTCGTTCTTGCTGTACCGGAGCTCGCGTCCTCGGGCGAAGTCACCGGAGTGGTGACAACGTTTAAGGCCGTCGTAGCGGATGCAAACTTCATTGCCAACGTTCTCAATAGCGAGAAGTAATTCTCAATATTAAGTCGTACTGGCTCTGTAAGTAGCATCCAGGAGTTAAACGACCCTCCTGCACATTATTGTGACAGTTGAGTCGTTAGTCCTTCAGTCGGGCTAGTATGATACCATATGACATGAAAGCTATAGAGCTCACATATCACAGCCTGCTAGCAGATTGTGCACGTTTATCTGGGTTCTCTGAAATACGAGGATCTGTGATAGACTTGCATTGGCTCCTTAACGAGGCGCCACAGCTAGAGAAGCATGTACTAGATTGCATAGAGTTCGCGCGAAAGCTCGATCTCGACCGCTTTCCTGTACAGTTGAGGAGACTCGCAACGGCATCACTTTGTGATGCCTACAAATTGCGTTTTCTTCGACAACTTCTACTGTTCTGCTATAAAGCCTACGTTACACACGATGAAGTTACCTGTTCTAAAGCTTTCACAAGCTTTATCGACACTAACCGTCAAGTCGGAGAAGGCGCTAAAGGTATCTGTAAGATCCCTTCGCGACTTATCGACTTGGCTCGACAGCATTGTCAATCCGTCCTCTACCGATTCCGACCCAAAGGCATTAAGCCAGGGCACGGACCGGGTGCGTCCACGAGTCCAAAAGACAAATGGTCACACTGGTACGAAACCATAGAGCCGGTATATCCATATTCAGACTGGTTCTACTTCTATTACAATAGAAGTCACCTGGCTGAACTGGATGACAGTGTTCGAAGGGAATACATTGAAGCGAAGCTCATAGCTGTCCCTAAAGACAGTCGTGGTCCTCGTCTCATATGTGTCCATCCTGCTGAGGCAATTTGGCTTCAGCAGGGTCTTCGAAGAGAGCTAGAGAGATGTATTTCTCTCGAACGTTCGGCGAAAGGGCCGTGGCCGCGAGGCTACGTACATTTCGACGATCAGGTAATCAACGGTCGCATCGCTCTCCTTTCTAGTCGATCTAGGCGTTATGCCACAATCGATTTGAAGGAGGCTAGCGATCGTTTATCCGATTCCCTTATACAGCTGCTTTTTGGCAGTAAGTATAAGTACTTCGGATGTTGTCGGGCCCATAAGTATTTCATCCCTAGTCTCTATGAGATTCGTGATGAAGTAACACCAAACTATGATGCTCTCCCCGATGAAGTTCGTGGAAAGCATTATTGGTTGAATAGCTATGCTCCTATGGGGAACGCAACTACGTTTCCTGTTCAGAGTTTAGTGTTTTGGGCTATCTGTGTAGCGTCAATGCAGTATCGTGGGTTTCATCAACCCGGTGCTGCATTTGTCTTCGGTGATGACATCTTGGTTCCGACTGCTATAGCTCCTTCAGTAATGGAGGATCTAGAAACATTCGGTTTACGTGTCAATAGGCTAAAAACCTTTGTACACGGCCACTTCCGTGAATCATGCGGCGTTGATGCCTTTAATGGGATCAACGTTACGCCGGTTCGTTGGAAGTGTGGCCTAGATGCCGAAGGCTTGACTGGTCTGCAGTCTCTTTCGGAGCTCGCGATGCGTTTACGCATCGCAGGTTACGAAGAGGCTGCCTCTGCTGCATACGCGAAGCTGCGACATAGAATGCAAAGTTTCCCGCGTCGTTTCCGAAAGTTGGCTTTAACCAACTGTCGTAACCACGCTGGTCTTGCTGAATATGTCGATCGTGAGTCTGAGGTATGGCATGATGCCAAATGGCATCGGTCTTACCAAAGATTCATGATTCCGGTGACGCGCCTCGAGTATCATTCGCCACGGCGAGTGATTCCTGGATGGAACCAGGCCCTTGAGTCCGTTCTCTCGATAGAGAGGACCGGTAAAGGCAGAGTACCAGACAGAAACGTATCTCGACGTTTGAGACTGATTCGAGGTTGGACGGAAGTTTCGTAATTGAAGCTTCCCCTATGAGATTAACGCGAG